AAGGCAAGCGGCCGAGCGACGCGAACTGGCTCGACTACGGGTGCCACCTCAACAAGCCAGTCGATCCCGCAGGCACGGAATCGCACGCGTCCGCGGTCTCGGCCGACACCGACGTTGGCACGTTGCGGGTCGTCGTCACCGGAGCGTCGCCTGCGTGGACCGTGAACATCGAGAAGTGGGACACCGCAGGCATGGTCTGGACGATCGTGCACAGCGTCGTCGTCGACCTCCGAGCTAACGGCGTACCCGGCGCACTCACCGGATACGGTCTCATTGGCGCGCTCGTATCGGCAGCGACCGTCCCGAACCCGGGAGGTGCGTGGCCGCCCGTCGCGCCCTACGACACGCTGGACGTCGAAATCGATCGCGTCGAGGTCTCGCAGTTCGAGCCGTGGGTGCCAGACATCGCAGAGTGGAGTCGGCTCGACTGGCAACACACGCTCACGATGCGAGGGCTTACTTTCCCCGTGCCCACCGGCTCGCTCGAATTGCGGCGTGCCCCCGTCGACCTGTTGCACATGCCGATGGGCCACGCAGCGGCACCGGCCGAGCTCCGAGCGTCGGATGACGATCTCGGCATCTGCCTGCGGTTGACGAAGGACACGACGCTCTGGGCGCACGGCAGGAATGATACCCCGTTGATGTCCATCGTCGCAGGCGCGCGCGACCTCGCGATCTGCGCGCAGGATGCCGCATCGTGCGGCTTGGCGGCACCGTTCGCGGCCGCGGTTGAGATCAAGCCCGAGGACATGGTCGGGTGGGTGACGGACCGTTGGATCCTGCAGATCGACAACCCGCTCGAGGGCGCGCCGAACGACGCGAAGAACGGCATGGGCATCTTCTGGCGCGCGGTCGACGAGAAGCTCGTCGCTCGCGTCTATCAAGCAGGTGTCGGTTGGGTCGATCTGACCTACGACTTCCCGAGGGCGACCTGGGACGGGCGAGCTGTCACGATTGCGATCTGCTGGTCCGGCAGCTCGATCTACACCGGAAACGACGCTGGACGACCGGATTACGAGTTCCGCCTGGTCGTCGACGGCGTCACGCGCGCGTCGGCCATCATCGGGGAAGATTTCTGTCTGCAGCACACTGGACCGTCGGTCACGGTCGGCGCCGGCAACGGTGGCGACGGGTTCTCCGGGTTCTTCAGCCAGGGTGCATTGTTCGCGGAGGTGATGGGCGATCTCGACATCCGCAGCGCCTTCGAAGAAGCGCAAGCCGACTTCGCGAACCCGGTGTTCGAGGATCCCGCGGCGAGCTCGCGCGCGGGCGAGGCGGAGCACTGGTTGTGGCGCTCGTTGCAGTTCTACAACGCGTACGCCGAGTTCAACACCCACGACGCCACCTATGAACAGCACCAGGGCGGCTTCGAAGGGTTCGAGATCGGTTGGGACAACGACGCGTGGATCGCGGACGTCGCGGACGCCGTGCTCGTCGCCGCGTGGTTCAACGCCTCGTCGGCGCTGCCCGCGCGCGCCGAGGGCTTCGAGCTGAACTGGGGATACAACGACGGCGCGCACTCCGGCCCCGAATGGCTCGAGGCGTACACCGAGATCGCGGCCGAGTGGCGCGGCTGGCACGATGGCACGCTCGCACCGCCGCCGACCTATCCACTGCAGGCGGAATCGTTCGAGGAAGCGTTCGGCACCGACCCACTGTGCGTGCCCGCCGGGACGCAAAGGTGGGTCGCCGACGCGCTGGTGAGCGGGCAGCTTCGCGGGAACGCGTTGACCTTCCCGTTGACCGTCGTGCACTCGAAGCGTGAGCTGTGGTTCTACATCGCGGGCGAGACCGCGCACCGCATGTTGATAACGGCCGGCACATACACGACGATCGCCAGCCTGCTCGTCGAGGTGAACGTGCAGCTCGTCGCCGCACTCGGCGCCGCTTCCGGCTACGTCTTCGGCACGTGGTCAGAGGACGGTTCGGTCGGACTGACCTTCGGCGCGGACGCGGCGCACCACATCACGGCCCCGGGCTTGATGTTCGGGGAGGTGGAGAGCAACCCGACACCCAGCCTGCGCCAGGCGCTCGGCTTTGCCTCCCTGAGCCCCGTTCAGGGCTCCGGCCGGCTCCGCGTACCCCGGGCGGCCATGGCCCCGCCCTCGCCCCTGCTAGGGGCCTCGGACGCGTTGGTCGTCGATCCGTGGACGTGGGTTCGTTTCTCGTGGGCCACGGACGCTAACATCGGCGGCGACTACACCGTGGACGACGCCCGTGTTTTTGGCACGTTCGACACCTCCGTCGCCGAAGACACCGTGCTCGAACGCTTCACACTGCACGGTTGGTACGGACTGACCGCAGCGTGGAAGTCGGCGTACGGGCCGGGAGATCTCACGGCGGCGATCTTCGACTCGATGCGACGGCTCGAGTTCGGCGCCCCGGGGTACACGGACGCCGTGCCCAGTGACATCGGCCTCGAGGTCGAGGGCGGCACCACGCACGACACCGGCACGCTGCTCATGTACAACAACACGACCCGCGTCTGGTGGGTGCTACCGGATGATCCGGCAGACCTGTTCAACGTGGTGGAAGCGGTTTCCGTACCGACCGGCATCGGCGAAGGACTGCTGTCGGCCGCAGCCGATCCACCGACCACGATGGAGACATTCAGCGAAGACACTTGGCCGAGCGAGCTCTTCCCGACTGGGCCATAGAGGAGACGACGATGGGACAATTGGACTGGGGAACCCTGGATGACGTGCTCGCGGTCGGCGATCTCGCACGCGGCGTCACGGCCGGCATCGTCCCGCCGAGCGGCGGCGGCAGCTTCGTCTACGGCTGGAACAGCAGGAGCGACGCCGTCGGCGCGCACGGCAAGTACGTCGATCTGTCGGGCTTCAACCCGACCGGCGACGGTCTCACACCTCCGGCAGGCGGCGGCGTCATCACCGGCGCCGTGAAGCGCGTCGGAAGCCCGGGGAACACCGGCATGACGCCGATGCTGTTCTTCTGCCTGCAGGGCACGCCACCGCCGTCGGTGAACGACTTCGCCTACATCCTCGGCCTGAGCGATGCGGATCCGTACCACATCGTACTCGCCAAGGGCCCGCTCGTCGGAGGTCTCGTCGACGACGCCGCGGACATCACGGTGCTGCGCACCAGCTCCGCGCAGTACAGCATGGGCGACGACCTGTGGCACCACATCCGGCTCGACGCGATCGTGCAGCCGAACGGCGACGTATCGCTCAAGGTGTTCTCGAACGATCTCGTCGGGCACCCGATCGGCGTCGCGCCCGCGTGGACCGCCATCGCCGGGATGGCCGACTACATCGACGACGCCCTCGAGATCGCCAGCGAGAGCGCGCCCCTGTGGGGCGGTTGCGCAGGGTTCGCCTTCGCCACGAACGGGCAGTTGAGCCGGCGCGGCGCCGTGGACGCGATCACCGTGGAGCGCTTGACCTGATGACGACGGAATTCGACATCGGCCGCGGCGCGAGCTCCGGCCGCATCGGCGAGGCTGGCGCGCGCGTCTTCATGCTCGGGCAGCGCGAGGAATCGAACACGGTTCACGTCGCCGGGCCCGGTGTCGACGAGTACACCGAAGTCAAGCAGATCGTCGACCTCACGGATGTCGACCTCGTCGTGCCCGAGTTTCGATCGACCGGACACTACACCGGCACGTTCACACCGCGCGCAGGTTGGTGGGACACGTGGGACCCGACGGAGCTCGCACAGTTCGACTTCGACCTGCCGGTCGACGTCGCGCTGAACAAGGTACCCGGAGGCTTCTCGTTCACCAGGCAGGGCGAGATGCAGTACGGGATCGAGACTTACTCCCCCGACGCCACCGCGTGCCGCGTCACACCGCCCGGCTCCGTCGGCGCCATGCTCCTCGGCGCAAACACGCCGCACGTGTTCGGCGTCGATCCAGTGCCGACGACCACCTTCGAGTGGTGGATGAAGTTCGACGCGGACGAGCACGCCACGTCGAATGGCGTCTCGCCCGAGATCTTGACGATGTGGGACGTCAATGACGGGATCTGCGTGCGGCTCCTCGGCGCCGCCGGGATCGGCGCGCACTCCTGGGCGTTGCAGTTCCGCGTGCGAGTAGGCGGCGTCACGACGAATTACGCGATCTTGGGTTTCGCGATCGTCGCGAACAGGCCGTGGGAACTCTACCAGCTCGTGTTCAACAGCGCCGCCGCGCCCGGCGACCAGCTCCGGCTCTACATCGACGGCGTGCTACAGGGATCGGCCGCGGCTGCGATGGTCGCCTTCGCGCGGCCACCGGCAGGCGTGCCGATCCAGTACGGGAGCCCCTCGCTTTACGGCTCGATCGACGCGATGCGGATTCTGGACTTCGCACTCGACACGAATCCGGCCGATCTGCTGTTGTCGTACACCGAGTGCACGTCGGCGCCGCCCGCCGTCGAGCACGAGTGGCTGGCGCAGATCTTGATCGACGGCGTGGTCGCCGTGTCGCGAGTGATCGACAAGAACGAGAGCGAGCGCGACTGGTGGGACTTCTCGGCGCCCGTTCGGCACCTGACTGGACCGCACGAGGTCGCGTTCCGTCTCGTTTGGCACACGGTGTAGGAGGTAGTTGCTGTGGGTATGACGCTCGACAGACTGATGGCGATGTTGGAGATCGAATCCGCATCGCTCGTGGCGTTGAGCGACGAGTTCGCCGTCATCCGGCGCGACCCACAGCCGAACGAAGACGGCATCGACACCCACGCCGCGATCCTGTTCACGGTCGTCGACCTGAACTGGCCGGGCGACCCGACGGCAGCGAACCGGAACATCACCTTCACGCTGAACGTCAAGGGCGTGCTCGCTGCGACGTACAACGGCATCTTGACCGTCGAGCCAGGGTGGAACGCGTTCACATCCGCAGTCACGTGGGGCGCGAGCACTTTCTACCAGGGCTTCGACGTTAACATCGATCAGGGAGCGACCGCGCTCTTCACGTCGGAGCAGCATGTCGACGTCGAGCTGACGCTGCACTGCGACGAGACATGGGTAGCGGTGCCGTGGGGCTCCGGCGTGTGGCACACGCCCGTCGCCCCTTACGACTGGGTCACGAGTTGGGCGTTCGACATCGAGGATCTCACACCGCCGAAGCTGCTCACGGCAACGCCGCGCGCGCCACTCACGCTGCGCGTCGTATTCGACGACGGCATGACCGTCGGTGTCGGCGTCGACTGCGCGGACGACCCGACCAACTGGACGATCACGCGGCACAACGTCGACCCGGATCCCGCCGTGGAGCTCACGGTCGAGAGCGTCGTCGCCGTCGACGGCACGAGTAACTCGGAGTTCGACATCACCTTCAACTGGGAGCAGACGCCAGCGTGCGAGTACCACGCGCACGTGAGCGCGCTCGTGGAAGACGACGCGGGAAACCTGATGGACTCGGCGTTCGTCGTCGCCACGTTCTACGGCTTCCAGCCGGACGTTCCGCCCGGGCGCGTCTTCGACCTGTGGCGCTTTCTGCCGAGGAAGATCCGCACGCGCGACGACTCGAAGGATCTGAAGCGACTCATCAACTGCTGGCAGGAGTTGGTGAACCTCATGATCCGCGAGATCGACAGGATGCCGGACACGTTCGATCCGGATCTGTGCGACGACGCGACCATCGACGCGATGCTCTACGACCTCGGCAACCCGTTCAGCTGGACCGATCTCGAGCTGACCTTGCAGCAGAAGCGGAAGCTCGTGCGCTACCTCGTGCCGATCTACAAGCTCAAGGGCACCGCCACTGGCATCGAGGCCGTGGTGCTCTTCCTGCTCGGCAAGATCGTGCACGTCGTCGACTTCCTCGCCGTCGGGTGGAAGCTCGGCGTCGACGCGCTCGGCGACGGCGGGATCGCGATCGTGAAGAGCGAGCTGTCCTTCCCCGCGAACCTCACCGTGCCACCGATCGGAGGCTTGCCCTTCGACATCGAGATCCAGGTCGACGACGGCACCACACAAGTGATTCCCATCACGCCAGCCACCGACTTCGTCGATCCTGCGGACGCGCAAGCGCAGGAGATGGTCGACGCCATCAACGGGCATCTCGTCGGCGCGACCGCGATGGTCATCGACGACGGCACGCCAGCGGTCATCACCACCGGCGCGGGTCCGTTCGCGATCGTCGCAGGCGACAACCTGTTGTTGACCGTCGACGGCGGCGAGGAGCAAGAAGTCGTCATGCAAGCGGGCGACTTTGTTTCGGCCGGTTCCGTGACCGTCGACGAGGTCGCACACCGTTTCGCCGCTTCACTCGAGGGGCTGCGCGTCGAGCTCATCGACGGGTTCACCGTCGCCCGCTACATGCGGCTGGTCAGCAAGCTCGTCGGCGCGGCGAGCGCCGTCACCATCACAGGCGGCACGCTCGTCGCAAAGCTCGGTCTCGCCAGCGCAACCGGAACAGACGGCGAGAACGTCGCGATCTACTCGAACAACCCGGAGGTCGGCGCCAGGGTCGAGGTGCTACTGACATCGGTCGTCGCCGAGTATCTGGGCTTCATCGGCGTGAACTCCGCGGCCGAGATCGGCGGGTGCGTGCTCGCGGTCGACGACGAGCGCGGGCTGTACAGCTTCGACATCCAGTACGACACCGTGCTAACTTCGGACGAGATGACGATCGTGCGACGCATCGCCGAGTACATGAAGCCCGCGCACACGCACCTCGTGAACATACGCGCGGCGAAGACGTTGCCGTGGCCTGACGGTTGGACACTCGGATGGTCGCACCTCGACGACGAGTCGGAACTCATGGAAGGGTGAGAGAAGATGAACCGCTACGACTGGTACTTCGAGCAGATCGTTTCCCAAGGCGAGATGGATCAGGCGTTCGACTGGGTCGCTGACGCCATCTCCGGCATGGCTTCGGACGCAGGTTACACCGGCATTCAGTTCGGGTTGACCGCGATTCCGACCGTGCCGCTGGCCGATCTCAACGTGCAGATCGTCGGGCCGGGCGGCGGCGTCGACAAGGACGGCGAGCGTCTCTATTCCGGGCTCGCTCTAGAAGCCGTCGACTGCTCCGTCGACGAGTACGGCGCGCCGACCGCGGTGACAGCACCCGCCAACGATCGGTACGTCTCCGTTTTCGCGCGGCACAAGGTCGAGCTGTCCGTGCCGAAGATCGACGGCAACGGGCTCGAGGTCTTCACGAAACGTCTCGACGGGTACGAGTACATCGTGCGGCAGGGCGCGCAGGCAGCAACGGGGACAGCCGTGCCGCCGGCGCTCCTCGCCGATGCGCTGCTCTGCACCGACGTGTTGCTGTCGTTCGGCACGACGCAGATCACGATCGCCGAGATCGAGAACACCAGGCGAGAGGACTGGGTGCGCTACAACGGCACCACGATCGGCACGCTCACCTACGGCACCTCGAAGGCCGCGGTGCTCGCCGTGCTCGCCATGCTCGACACCTGGGGCGCGACGATGCCGTTCGTCCCGACCGACACGTGGTTCGACGCGGCGTTGCCCGCGGGCTCCGCGCCGCCCGTGGGCGACGTGCAGGCCGCGCTCAACGCGATCGTGTACGATCTCGCAGCCGCCGTGCTCGAGGCAGACCCGGCCGGCGGCACGGGCGCCGATCGCATCGGCGTGCACGGGTTCGACGCCACGAACCACTATGTGCAGTGGGGGATGGCGGCGACCGTCAGCGCGCAAGGTGCGCTCGAAGCCATCGCCACAGCCGTCGACGGCCACATCGCAGGCGGCGCGCCGGCGCACCCGGCGAGCTCCGTCACGACCGTGCCGATCGCGGGATCGCCCGAGTCCGAAGTCGGCACGAGCAACGTGCAGACCGTGCTCGCGAACATCTTCGGTCACCTCAACGCGCGCACGGAGCGCAGCACCGACGAGACCGTGGACGGCGCGTGGAAGTTCGAGAACGGCGAAAGCCCGATACCTCACCGCGCGCAGCAGTCGCACAACGTACAATTCGAGGACAACCCGTGGGCGAAGACGTTCACCGGCGGCAGCGCCTCGCCCGTCGAGACCTTCGAGAACATCGCCAGCGGGTTGCGAAACCTCGGCGCGACCGGATGGGCCCACATGTGGGGCTCGATGAACAACATCTCGGTCGGTTCCAACGTCGTCGACTTGTGCGTCGTGCGCGCAGCTACGGGGAAGACCCGTTATCTCGTGTTGATCGACGCCACGGCCGTCGCCGGGCTGTCGTTCGATCCGAATAACTACGCCGACACGGACTTCTCGTGGGATTTGACCACGGGACTCCCCGCCGCTGGCACCGCCCCGTGGGTGCCGACCGCGTGTTGCTCCGACGGATACACGGTTTACGTCATGTTCAGGGACAGTGGCGGCGCCGGTGCTGTTCACTACGTGCAGGCGTACGACCCGCGCACCGGCGCGGTGAAGACCGGCTGGCCGGCAACGGGCCGACA